CGTTGCTGCATGGCAACCGGCGATGTCCCCTTGCCTGTGCGGTAACGGATGGGGTGCCCCCAGACGCCGGCCTTCAAGCTGAGCGTGAGTGACTTGCCCGTACCAGAGCCGGTTGAGCCGATGTGCCAGACAAAGCCCTCGTAGTCCGAGAACGACATGAGTGGCGAGCCGAAACTGTCCAGACAGAGCGCCAGCATGGTGTCCATCTTCTTGTCGATCAGCAACTGCCACGGCTTGCGCCAGCCCTCGATGGTGCCCTTGCTGTTGGTGTTCCGGTTGATGTTCTCCATCCCGGGCATGGGCACCGGGATCTCAGTGCCGTCGCGGCGGAACACGCGGTTGTTGTAGACGAAAGAGCGGTCCTTCTGCCATCCGAATTGAATAGGGACGTCCACCGCCTTGCGCAACAGCGCGGACTCCTCGATGCAGGCCCGCACGTAGTTATAGAGATGCCCGTCCATGACGGCTCCCCGTGCAGCGTAGATGTTGTGTGATGCTAGACATTTGATTAGCTCTTCTTTTGATACTGCCGCTTTGCTCGGCATGATGACGGGGGTGTACTCGGTCAGCTTGGACTCGCCAGTCTGGCCTATCTTCTTGATTGCCATCAGGTGGGCATAGTGCTCCTTCTCATCCATACGCAGCATGTCCACAACAAACAGGTCATACGGCAGCACCGACACCTGTGTCTTGATCTCCACGCCCGTAGCGTCCTTCTCCTTGATGTCTACGAACACGCCGCCGTGCTCCCCATAGCTGAAGTTGCGTGGTGGGGTTGGGCGCGTTGCTTTCCGCGTGCGGATGTTCTGCGGTATCGAGGCTTCATCTGACTCTTCTGTCAGGTCGTCCTGTAGGTACTCCGCGTCTACGTCTACCGTGGTGTCGATGCCTGCTTGCAGCGGGATCTCAATCTCCTTCTCCCGGTTGTCAGTGCGTACTTCCCGACCCAGCGCCAGCGCGTTGGTGATCTGGCCCCAGTGCGGACACTTGGGGCACACGCCCGGGTTCTCGCTGTCCATCTTGATGCATGGGTACGGGCCCTTGATCTCCGACAGCTTCTGGTGCATCCTGTCAATGGTGTACGGGTGCAGTGCGGTCAGCTTGGTGGAGTGCTCCAGCCCGTCTTCGCACACCTTAGTCCATGACAGCAGCCCGCGCCACAGCGGCTCCATACCGTCTTGCTCGGCGTTCTTCATGTAGAACTCAAGCTGCCCGCAGCCCATACTCTTTTCGGACTTCATCCAAATGGGCTCGAAGCGCGTGACGCTGTTGCTCATCATGGCTTCTGCTGCTGCGGACTTTGCCGTACGTGCTTTGCTGGGACGGGTTCCGGGCAGATCTACACTGGTTGCCACGAACGCATTGCTGGCCGGCGCGAACGCCTCTGTCAACATCCCCCGCACTGTCGCACCGAAGCGCTTCAGATCGATGGGCCCGCTGCCCTGCGTGAGGAACTGCACCGGGCGGGGCGTGGGGTACTTAGGCTTGAAGTTGAATGTGTTGGGTATGCGCAGCACCCGCGCTGCGTCGGCGGTGACCGTCTGGTCAATGGTCAGGCCCTCCTGCTTGCACAGGCGTTTGAAGTTCTCCGCTATTGGCTTCCATGTCGCGATGTCCACAGGAGCGGTCAGCACCCAGTAGCAGTGCAGCCCCCCACCGGAGCCGACGATGTGCGGCGTGCCGAACTCGTCCAGTCCCGTCTTCTCCAGAAACTCCGCCAGCGCCAGCGCTGCGGCCTTCTTGGATGCGTAGCCGTCCATGTCGATGAAGATGGCCTTGATGTAGGCCGCGTTGGCAGCCTTGCGGCCCCCCACGTTGTCTTTAAATGTCGCCAGTGCAAAATAGATATCGCGCTTTCGTTCAAGCCAGCGCTTGATCGTGGGCTTAACCGCCGCGACACCGTCAATAAACACATGCTCTTTTTTTGATGAGCTTAGTTCCGCCGCACAGTACCATCCGTGACCCGGAGACGGCAGAACATCCGCTAGAAACTCAAGCGGTTTCATTGCGTTCCTTGGGTTATTTAAGGTCGTCGAGCGTTTGCTCTAAGCGCTTGATCAACTCCGCAACCCATTCGGGTGTGAGCTTTGCGGGGCCGGTCAGCCATGCGTACCGCACAAGCTCTTCATCACTCATGTTCTCAGGTCGAATTCCTTGCATATCTTCCCCCATGCTTCTTCAGCCGTCTTGGACGACTGCATACATTCAATGACACGCGTAACCGCAGGGCGGTACGCAACGAATACTTCGCCGCCTTTCATCCAGTTGTAAACGGATTGGCGGGTAGCGCCAGTCGCCAACGCGATCTTGATGGCGGGCACATCAAGGAACACAGCCCAGCGCCCGAGGCGGGTGCCAAGGGTCAGGGGCTGCGCCTTGATCAGCGCGATGAGGTGCGGTTGGTAGGCCATAGAAAAAGGGGCAGCGCGGGGCTGCCCCTAGCCCTTACTCGTCGTCCCAGTCGCTGACCATGTCGGCCAGCGCACTCTTGGCCGGAGCCGCAGGTTTCTTGGGGGCTTCTTGCCGCACCACAGGCTCTTCCGGCTCTTCTTCCGCTGCTGGTGCGGGTGCAGGCTTGGTCTTCTTGGGGGGCTTGGGAGGCGGTGGCGGGGGGGCCGTTTCTTCCTCTTCCGCTGCGGGCGCAGGGGGCGGCTGCGGGCGTGTGGGGGGCTTGCCGGCCAACTCGAGGGGCTTCGACACTACGTTGTCCATCTTTGCCACGGTCATCGTGACGGCCTTGAGCGCAGCATCAGAAGCCGCTTGCTCCAAGATCGAGTCGTACTCAGGATCAGTCAGCCAGCGCTGCGCCTTGAAGAACAGCTTGGGGCTCTCCGACTTGGTGTCGAACCTCATGCGGGTCACAACCGTCTCAGGGTTGATGTTCTGCGCAACGAGCCAGCGAGCGTACTCCTGCAGCGGGCGGTTGTCCCCATCTGCTTTGCCGAAAATCGAAGTAGCTGGCAGCGCCAACTGCATCACGGTGCCGTCCATGTCGCTCTCGAGCACCACAGCCAGACGCTGTTGGTAACGGCACGCACGACTGTTGCCTTGGCCGGAGCCCGCGATGTTCTTGGGGCATTCGGAGCAGCGCGAAGCTTGCTTGCTGGTGGACTCGTCGCTGGGCTTGTCGCCATCAGGTGACCAGCAGTCTGGGCCCGACATGTTCTCGGAGTCGTATGCTTTGGCGTAGAACACCCGCGCCACTTTGGGGGCAGCCTTGACCAGCACAACGTCCAGATGCCGGTCCTCGATAGCCGTGATCTCCTTGCCGTTGTTGACCAGACGGAACACGCCGCCTTTGATGCTGACGCGGAACCCGCCGCCACCGCCCCCCGCGAGGGACTTAGCCATATCAGACAACTCGGCTTTGCGAGCGAAGGCCGGCACTTGGCCGGGATTGAAGAGAGCAAGATTACTCATTTGATTTTCCTTGGTTACTTGGTTGGTTTGCGCACGCTGATTGCGTACTCGCTATTGCTGTTAAGACCCGGCGGCACGAGGGTCGGATTCTCCTGCAGGAAGGTCGCCATGTTGGTCTGCGCAATGCGCTTCTCCAACAAATCCAGCGCGTCATGCTCCTTCATGAACTCCTTGAACGCGTCCCAGTCTTGGGTCGAGTAGCGGGTCTTCGTTGAGAGGATGACGGTGCCCTCCGCCGTGTTGACGGACTTCACGCCAAGCGCCAGCATCTGGTCTTTCAAGGCCGTCTTAACCACTTCCTGCTGCGCCTTCAGCCCTTCGACTTCCGTCTCATAACCGGCAGTCAACTGCTGAATCTTTGTCTGCATCTTGCGATACACCCGGGCCAACTTATCCATCGGGATAGTGGCCGCTTCATTGGTCTCTGTCATTTATTTCTCCTGTTATTACCTGTCAGGTTTGTTAAACCTTTGACAATCATACACCTAGTTTTGCTTTGTGAAGTAGTCCTTTCAATTATTTTTAATCTCTTGGTTGAACAGCCCGACAAGCAGCGCGTGCTCACCAACCTTGCCTGCCATTGCCTTGAACATCCGCACCTCAATCGGGCTGCTTTGGATGTGCACGACGGTCACTTTATCAGAGTCCTGCCCCTTGCGGTCAGCCCGCGCAATGCACTGCAGGTACATCTCAACGCTCATCAACGGCCCATAGAACACAACCGTGTCGGCGGCAGTCAGCGTGATCCCGTGTGCCGTAGCTTGCGGCTGCATGACCAGCACGCGCACGGCGTCGGTGTTCTGAAAGTCGTTGATGATCTGCCCCCGCTTGGTGGCGTTCACATCCCCATGAATCTGTGCGTTGGGGATATGGTTCTTGGTCAAGTGCGCGGTGATCGTGGTAATGCTGGAGCGGAACATGGCGAAGATGATGACCTTGCGGTCAGTCTCCTCAAGTATCTCCATCAGCACCTTCATGCGCGGCGCGGCGTCGAACTCCACCGTCTCTTTGTTGTCTGTGTACGCAGCCCCTGCAGATATCTGCAGGAGCTTGCTGACGGCCACCCCCGCATTGACTGCCGAGATCGTCTCGCCGGCTGTCTGGAACAGCATCTGTTCTTTGAGCAGCTTGTAGTACTTGGACTGCTGTGGCGACATCGGCACATCCCGCGTGACGGTCACAACCGGCGGCAGATCAAGGCACTGCGCTTTGGTGAATCGTATGGCCGGCTGCAGTACCTCGTGCACCAATCGCTTGGCCTCCGGCTTGGGTGCCCACTTGAACGTGGTGATCTTGTTCATCACCTTGTCGCGCCATGCGGTAGCAAACTTCGGCACCCCCGATGGGTTGACCAGCTTGGCGAGGCCGTACGCATCCACGGGCGTCTGTGATGCCGGCGTGCCCGTCATCATCCACAGGTAGGTGTGCGGACGGACGATCTTAGCCAGAGACTTCCAGCGTTGTGTGCTGGGGTTCTTGTACGCGTTCGCCTCGTCAACGATGACCAGATCAAAGCGCCCGTCGTTGTTTACCTCATCAGCGATCAGGTTGAGCCCTTCGTAGTTGGCGATCACCAACTCGTAGTCACCTTGAACAAGCTCGACACGGCGCATAGCGCTGCTGTGGTGGGCGACCACCGTGCTGCGGTGCATCACGCTGTTGTTGATGTCGCCTACCCATGCCGCGTGCATGATCGACAGGGGGCACAGGATCAGAACCCTGCGCACCTCACCGCGCTTCATCAGGTAGTCCGCCGCCCACAGGGCGCTGAGCGTCTTGCCAGTGCCGGGTTCGTTGAAGCAGAACGCCCGCCTGTGCAGGGTGAGGAAAGACGCCGTCTCGATCTGGTGCGCCATTGGGATGTAGCGCCCGGGCCAGTCGTACTTGCGCGAGATAGGCGACGGTGTGTTCTTGACGCCGAGGTTCTTGAGCACCCGCATCTCATCGAGTCCCCAGTACACCGCCACCGTGTAGCCGCCGTTGCCATGATCCTCAACGATGCGGCTCTTGGGTATGACGGTGTACTTGCCCGGGTTGCGTGTGCGTATGAGCACCGCTTTGTTGTCTAGGATTTCCATTACTTGCCGTTGTCCGCTTCGTTAGCCTTCTTCCCACGCAGCCGCAGGTTGCCGGGGGCTGTCTTGCCGCCGGCCCGCAGGGGCTTGATGTGGTCGATGTCTTTGCCGGCTCGGTCTACGTTCTGTTTGTCGTAGATCCCCCGAGCCTTCTGACGCTCGAGTTGGTCTTGCGTCTCGCCGGTTTTCTTCTGCAGTTTGTATGCGTGCTTGTAGTCACGCTTGCCGTTCACTTGGGTCATGTCGTTCTCCTAATGCTTGGGGTTAAATTCACACCCGGTCACCTGACACCACTTGCACAGCGGGGTCTGTGTTGGGTTCCATACGTTGTTTGCAAACGATGCTTCCAGTCGTGCGATTCGCTCGCGGTACTTCCACCACGCAGCGTCCGCCTGATCACGCTGCATCTGCATCTTGACCATATCGTTCTTGACGATGAACAGCAACGCGCTGTTGACTTTGCGGATGTGCGGGAAGTGCGCGAAGGTCATGATCGACATCAGCACCAACTGGTCTCGATCCGGGTAACGGTTGCCCCCGGTCTTCCAGTCACCCACCCATGCGGTCAGGTTGTCGTCGTCCACAATCAGAATGTCCGCGATGCCGCGTACCCATGCCTGCTTGGAGTTCCACGCACACGGCTCCAGCTTTGTAGTCAGCGCCATCTCGTGCTCGGCCAGCACCCGCCCGGTCTTGTGCATCATGGCGTCCACCACT